GAGATCGCTGAAGCTTTGACGATGGTGATGAAAACCGAAGGCGAGGCCTGCGGCATCGAATACGTCAACGGCGAAGTCTTCATGGATGGCATCTTGTGCGGTCGTGGCTTCTGGGAAACAAAACTGGATTTTAGCGAGAACGATTTCGGTAACGCAACCACAGTTGCCGTTGATCCGTTCCGGGTCCGCCTCGATCCGGACGCAACCGATTACGACATCAACAAACACAGCCAGATCACGACGTCATCGTTCAAATCGCTGCAGGAAATCAAAAAGAACTATGGCGCAATGGCAGCAACCCATCTGCAAAACCTTGTCGATGGGACACAGGCATGGTCGCACTATCCCGATTTCGGCATCCATCCTATGGACGAGATTGCCCCAGAAACCGGATTTGCTGAAGACGAAGATTTCGGCGAGCACTCTGATCGCTGGTTCCGTGATTTCTTCCACGGTGAAATGCTTGATCCCTTGGAGAAGCGTATTCGCCTGATCGATCATCAATACTGGGTCGAATATCAGGGTGATGTTTTCGTCGATCTCGAAACCGGGGATCGCAAACCGGTACCCGATCTTAATGATATCCGTCTGATGACCAAGAACCCGACCGCAACGGAACGGGATCGTCAGAACTGGATCAACAAGATGTTGCTCTGGTGTGAAGCCAACGGCAATGAAGTCAGTGTCGAACGGCGCCTTATCCGTCGGGTCCGCTGGTGCGTACTTGCCGGGGATGTTCTTGTCAGTGACTCATGGTCGCCATATGACCGGTTCACATTGCAAGGTTACTTCCCGTACTTCCGTCGCGGCAAAACAGCCGGGGCCGTGCATGACCTGATTGACCCGCAGCGCGAGATCAACAAGCGCCGTAATGCCCGGATCGAAGCTATTGCCAAAACAGCTAATGGCGGTTTCAGCTACGAAGAAGGCAGTCTGGACGCTGAGAACGAAGACAAGCTACATCAGTTCGGTTCTGCGCCGGGTGTCATCATCAAGCACGGCAAAGGCAAACCAGCACCGAAACGTATGGACGCTGCCCCAGAACCGCAGGCGATGAAGTCGCTCGAGGAAAGCGCTGACGCCGATCTAACCGATATCGCCGGGATCAATGAAAGTGCGCTTGGCAGCCTTGACCGTGTGCAGTCCGGCGCTGCGATTGAAGCCCGCCAACGTCAGGCCGTTATCGGCCTGCAGATGTACAACGACAACTTCCGGCGTTCCAAGGAGCTGCTGGCCGGGATGTTCCTTTACATCTTCCAGAACCATTACACCGAACAGCGCATGTTCAGGATCATGGGTGAAGACGGCAAGATGGTGAAGAAGCTGATCAATATCGGTGCCTTCGATGCCAGTGGCAGCTTTATCAAGCGCGCAAAGCTTGATGTCACCAAAGGTCGTTACACCATTCGCATCTCTGAACGACCGATGGCGGCCAGCTTCGAAAGTGCGCAACTCGACGAGTTCATGCAAATCGTTGAAAAACTGGCACCGATCCTTGGTCCAAACATCGCTCTGCTTGCTGACATCATGGTGGATATGTCAACGATTTCTCGGAAAGACGAGATTAAGGAGCGTGTCCAAAAGATTGTAGCCGCGCAGGCTGGCCCCGGCTTCCTCAATCCAGAAGGCGCGCCGCAACAGGGTGCCTTGCCTGCACCAGGCGCACAGGCACCACAACAGACCCAACCCCAACCAATCGCCGCACAGTAGGGATCGGATATGTCACATAAGGTCGATGACAAAGCTGTCTTCACCCTGAACCTTCAGGGCTATTTCAACGGAGAGGCCGAGGGCTCCCCTTGGTATGCCTTTGGTGAGACGAATGAAGACCGCACCATCATCAAACGTTCAGAAGGTGCTAACCTGCCACGTCAGGAACAGGTCACATTTGCATCTGAGCTGGTTCATTTCCTCAACAAGTATCTGGCCCTTGATGGGGCATGGTGGATTTTGTTGCGCGAAATGGATACCGAACGTGATGAACATCTCAATATCCTTGTCGCCTATCGCAGTTTCGTGATGATCCATATCGATAGCGATGGGGATGCCCAGTTCGCGGTTGAAAGCGATGATCAGCACTGGGTCACATGGCTTCTCAAAGGTCGACAATACTGGGGCGAAGCCGCGCACCGGGCTTGGGAAGAAGCAGGCTAGTTTAAGAATGATGTCGATGCCAAAGGAGCGCCACAGATCAAGGCCGCCCTTGGTGAGCGTAGCAAGGGGCCGATGATCCCGCTGGCCTGACATCCAAACACAGAGTTTTACGGATAAGCCGTGTTCCATCAGGGACGCGGCTTTTTCTTTACCCGTCGCCGGGGTTAACGGGCGTTTTCCGGCTTTGTCTGAGCCGATAGCAATCATCATTGCAAGACAGCCCGTCGCCGGGGTGATCCGGGCGTTTCCGCAACTGTAACCTGCGAGAGTGGTACAAAATGGCTGATGCAAACAAAACCCTTGATGACCTGACCGACGACGAATTTGCTGAACTCGAAGCTGCCGGACGTATCTCTGAAGACGGGGATATCCTGCCGGCCGATGGCGAGGACGCTGGTTCCGAAGACGATCAGGATATCGATGGTTCTGACGAGGGTGAAAAGGGCGACATCGACGCCAAATCCGAAGACGATGCCGAAGGTGATGATAAAGCGAAAGCTGACCCTGATCCTGCCCCGGCAAAGACTGAAGACAAGGCGGATGGTATCGACGGTGGCGACACCGATCAGGACAAGGAAGACGTTGATGGTGAGCAACAGCACCAGATACCGAAAGCCCGACTTGATCAGGAAGCTGAACGTCGGCGCAAGGCAGAAGAAGCACTTGATCTGGCACAACGGAAGCTGGCCTTCATGGAAGGTCGGGAATCTGTTCGATCCAGTGACGGCAAATCAGAAGCCGATGCAGCCCAGAAGAAAGATCAGAAATCAGTTCAGCAGCTTGAATCCGAGATCGATGAGGTCTGGGAACAAGCAGAGTCCGGCGACCTTACACTGTCTCAGGCCCGTAAGCTTGAGCGTGAAAAGCAAACCGAAATCGATGGGCTGAAGCAGTCATCGGAAAAGCAGAAAGCACCAGACCCCAATATCGATGAAGTTCATGATTTTATCGAGGATCAGGCCACACAGCATGCAAACGCTGTGCTGTCGGCACATCCGTACCTTGGGATCATGAGTGAGTCTGATCAGTCAATCCTTCGCGTGAAGGTTGATGAAAAGATCAAAAGCGAAGGTATCGCTTTGCCCAAAGGCAAGATTGCGCGGACGAACCGCATTCTCGACCTGATGGGACAGCTTTCTGACACCCTGGGTCCAGCCCTTACCGGCAAGACCCTTGCTCCGAAAACCGCACCTGATCCCGAATTAACACCCGAGCAGATAAAGCAGGCAGCCGCGGCAAAGGCTGATGAGCGTCGTAAGAAAATGGACGTCGCTTCGAGGCAACCGCCGAACTCAAACGCGACCGGTGCTGCAGAAGGCGGGGTTGGCGAGTACACCGATGATCAGATTGCCAATATGTCTGAAACGGAACTCGAAGCACTTCCCCCGGCAGTACTGGAACGCATGGCAAACAGTTAAATCAGGATCAAAAGCAATGTCTGTTACTGATTTCGGTGCCCTGACCTCTACGCAAAAGACGGTTTGGGCGATGAAGACCTGGCAGCAGGGCCGTGACCAGTCCTTCTGGTTCCAGACCAAACTTATCGGCGAAAATGACAACTCGCCGGTTCAGCGTATTACCGAATTGACCCCAACCGATAGCGGCGACAAATGCATCATGCAGCTTGTTGCCGATCTGATCGGTGATGGTGTCGTCGGTGATAACGATCTCGAAGGCAAGGAAGAAAGCCTTGTCAACGATGACTTCGAACTGATGATCGATCAGTTGCGGAATGCCGCCAAATCCAAAGGCCGCATGGCGCAGCAGCGTGTCGTCGTCAAATTCCGCGAACAGGCAAAAGGCAAACTTGCTTTCTGGCTTGGCGACAAAATGGACGAGCTTGCGTTCCTGACCATTGCGGGCCGCAGCTTTACCCTTAAAACCGATGGTTCCGCCCGTTCGAACTCGCAGCTGTCTCAGCTTCAGTTCGCTGCTCAGGTAACGGCGCCATCCACCAATCGCATCATGTATGCCGGTGGTGTTGCCGGTGTCGGTTCGCTTACCGCAACTGACACGATGTCATGGGATCTGGTCGTTGAAACCTGCGCCAAGGCGAAACGGTCGAAAATCCGTCCGATCCGTATGGGCGGCAAGGATTACTACATCCTTATGATGTCGACGGAACAGTTCCGCGACCTCAAGATGGACGCCGATTATCGTTCTGCCGTTCAGAACGCTGGCAGCCGGGGGCCGAAGAACCCGATGTTCACCGGGGAATCTGCCGTCGTCGATGGTGTGTTCATCTATGAGCACAACAAGGTCTGCAACACCCTTGGCATGGCGTCTGCCTCCAAATGGGGTGCCGGTGGGCTTATCGACGGGGCGCAGGCTCAGTTGATTGGTGCGCAGGCCCTTGGCATGGCCACCATTGACAAGGTGTTCTGGAACGAAAGCGACAACACCGATTACGGCAACAAGCGCGGTGTCAGTGTCGGTCGCATGTTCGGCCTTGCCAAACCTGTTCTGAAAACGTCGGAAGACGATAGCAAGCAGGACTTCGGCACGATCACGATCTATACCGCAGCGGCAGCGCAGGCGGCTTGATCCGGCAACAACGCATCGATCCCCGGTGCGTTGTTTTTCTTTTTTCTGAACACGATGGAGAATTGAAATGGCTAAGAAAGCCCTTTCTATCCAGCTTGCGGATCATCTGACCGGTAAAGCCATCATGGCTGCTGGCGGTTTTGCTGTGATCTGTGCGGCTGGTAGCACGAAGAAGCTGACGATGTATCAGAACGATGCCACGGTTTCTGTGGTGTCGCTGACCAACGGTAAGCTGAATTGCGAAGTCGATGTCGATCTTGGTGTTGATGTCGATATCTATATGCAGTCACCAACCGGTCATGGTGTGGTTGCCACTGATATCACCCCGTCCGGGCCGAGCGAAATCCGCATCGATCAGAATGCACGTCATTCGATGCTGCGCATCCCGTTCCATTACGACGATGCCAGCAGCGAAACTGATAGTGGTTTTGTTGAACCGACCAACGGTCTGATCCTTCCGAACCCGACCGTGACCGTTGGTGCCGCT